GTTGTCAACAAACCTTGGTGCATTGTTTCATGATCCTCTTTCCGTGGCACCCGATGGTGCTTATTTCTTTTCACTCCCACCGGGATTGTATTTTTACAACGGTACACAGTTGATTGACGTGTTTTCTAACTTGAAGTCAATGTATCCGGAAGGATTTATTAACTCTACTGAAGATGACCAAATACATGTGTCGTACGCAAATGACCGTGTTTGGCTGGCAATGCCTTTTTCAAGAACTACATCTGTGAATTATCCATCGATTTGTTTTGTTTATGACCCAACAATTAATGATGGTTCTTGGACTGCTTTTCAGATTGCTGATGGTTATGCACCAATTAGTGGAACCGATTGGACGAACTCTTCTGGTGTATCTAATCCATACATGATTCACCCTAATATTCCTCGTGTTCTTCAAGTTGATGTTTATACAGAGGAAAAAGATTTGCTTGCAACCGTTGAAACAAACTTTAGTTCATATTATAGAACTGGTTGGGTTGATGGTCGTTCTTATTCGATGAAGAAGATGTGGCGTAGACCAGACATTGTTGTTAAGCAGGTTGATACTGCAAGAACAATTAACGTCAAAGTGTTTCACAACTTTGAAGAAGCAAATGGTAACGAACGCAAAACGTTTAATATTTCACTTGATTCATCTGCGAGCGGAATGCTTTGGGGTGAAGGTCGTTGGGGTACTGGCAAATGGGGTGTCCAAGCAGCGGGAGCACAGGTTCTTCGTGGTTCTAATCTTGGTCTTGCACGTTCTGTGCAATTGTTGTTTACTGGTCCAGGTGGCTTGTATTGGGGTATTGACAGCATTGCATACAAATTTAATACACGAAAGGTTACTGGATAATGGCTATTACTATTCCACACAGTTTTACTAGCGGAGCAATCGCTTCAGCGTCAGAAATGAATGCAAACTTTAATGCCGTTAAAGCATATGTTGACGACATATCTGATGGTACAAATATTGATTCTGCTGCAATCACTAACGCAAAACTTGCTACTAATGCTGTTACTACATTAAAGATTGCTGATGCTTCTGTGACTTTTGCAAAACTTGACTCAGGAGCACTTACGAGTATTGTAGAAAATGACCAGACCATTTTGGCAAGTCAGGTATTTGGCTGATGGAATACATTGTTGTTCCAGCAATCAATACTCTTAAGTCGACTGATGCTGTAGCAATTCGTGAAATTACTTTTACTTTAATCAAAGAAATAACGAAACTAAGAAAAGAATTAGAAGACATGAAAAACATGCAAAGAGAAACATCAAGAAGGAGTGCTAACAGATAATGGCTTACAATCCAGCACTTTTTGAACAGCAACGCCGTGGGTTGATGGATAACTATTCTGCCACTGGTGCAATGCAGGCTTATGCTAATTTTATTTCAAACCAACGTGGAGCACGTGGTTTGCAAGACCTTCGTGAAGGTTATCAGAAACAACAGCAACCTTTGGTTGCGTCGTTTGGTCGTCGTGGACTACAAGGACCCAATGTTCGTTCCGGTGCTTTTAGAAAAGCAATGGCTGATTTTGGAAAGAATCAAACACGTGAAACTGCTGATTTTCAGCGTTCATTGGATGAACAGAACCAACAGTTTGGTTTTAACAACAGGCAGCGAGAAGCACAATACCAATCAGATTTGGCGAATCTTGAAAGTGATAAGGCTTCACAAATAGAACAAGATGCTTTGGCATTGATGCAGATGAGAGCAGGAGTTTAATATGGCAGCAGATAGAGGGACTAATCAGCAGGGCAAGAAAGTTGTTGCTACATCTCCTGGTGTAACTACTTGGCCAACACCAACGAGAGACTTTCAACCAACTACTGCAATAAGCGATTACGGTACAAATGCTGACCGTCTTTCACGTACTGCTTGGTTGGATTCTACCAACAGGATTAACAATGACCCGTTCAATTATGATGCCGCTACTCCTGAACAACGTGCTGCTTACAACATGAAGCATTATGGAGATGAAAGTGCACCAACTGTTGGTTCCGTTGATATCAAAAATCCAAATGCTGGTCTTGCTGCTGCTTTGGGTGCTGGTGGTGGTGGAACTTCTGCTTCGGGTCTTGAAATGCTTAAGTATCAAGACGCACAGCGTCAAGCAGTACTTGACAAAGTTAAGGAACAAGCACGCTACAAAGCCTTGCAAGATTATTACCAGACTGGTGACTGGCGTGAACTGTATAAGAATCTTGGTTCACAACTAGACGCAATGCAGACTCAGGGAACTGGTCAGATTGATGATATTTACAATCAGTCTTTGGCAAATATTGGTGCGGGCTACGCTGACGCTAGCCGCATGACTGGACAGGGTTACAATGCGTTGAACCAGTATCTTGCACAAAACAATTTGAATCCATACGCTGGTGCATCGTTTACTCCGACCACAGTCCAGGATGGTTCACAGCAGTTTATGCAGGCTTATGGTGTTGACGCACCAGAGGTTGCACAACAGGCGGCCACAGAGAATGCTTATAACCAACAAGGTGCACAGGGCTTTAACACTATGTATGACCTTTTGAGTCGTGCAGCACAGCAGTCACAACAGTCAAGAATGAATGAATCTCAGATGGCACAGAACTTTGCTAATCAGGGTTTGTCGTCGACTCGTGCTGCTTATGAAGCAATGGCTGCTAAAAGCAGGCAGGAATCGCTTTCTGATTTGCTCAATAAGATATCGTCTAGTCGTTTTGACCTTTCTCAACAAGAAGGAGAAAAGGGTCAGACCCTTCAAGAGCAGATTCTTGCCAATACTGGTAATGATGCTCCGCTTACAAAGCAGGAGCAGATTACAAAGCTTGCTGCACAAGCACCGAACTTTAAGGCAGCGATTGCCCAGTTTGCTCCTGACTATATTGCCAAGAACCCTAAGGCTTCTGTGGCCGAACTTAAGAAGAAGTTTCCTGAGTTGGCTAAAGCCTTCAAGTAACGAAAGGGCTTATTGAGTATGGACGAGCAGACACTTGCGCTTATTGCGGCGATGCAATCTGGGAAATTAACAGACTATTCCTCGGCAACAATGGACCCTGTGCTGTCTTATTTGATGGGGACTTATCGCCCTAAGCCACAGTTTGATGAGACGCAGATGTGGGAGCGTTATGCTCCCAACACTCTGCTGGCCGCACAGGGAGACCCTAAGGACCCATACACAATTGCTGCAGCAAAGATTCGTGCTGGTGCAGCACCTTGGAGTCTTTATGATGAGATTCCAAAAGATGTTAAACGTGGTTCTTGGACAAAGTTTGTTGACTCAATTGCCAATGAACAGCAGATTGTTAAATCGAAGATGATGGAACAGGCATTAGAACAAGACCCATTTGAGAAGCAGGGTCTTCCACGTGCTGATGCAAAGTATCAGCTTGAAGACATGTACAAGTACAACCCAGATGCTTTCAGCAAAATCATGGAAGGTTTTGATGCAGCATCTGCTGCTGAAAACAAGAAGAGGTCTGAAATTCGTGGCATGTACGGTGATGTTTTTGCAACAAATGAAGCAGACAAAATGAAAATGGCAATGGAAATTCAAAAACAAAATGCTCGTGATAATAAAAAGAAAGAATCAAGCGATTCCGTTTTAAGCACTATTCGTACTGGATTCGGTAAAGGAATGAGAATATTTCCGATGGTTGTTAGTCAGTATTATGGTGACGAATTTGACCAAAAGAAAAGAGCAACAGAGGCACTTGGTAAAGACGAATTCAAAGGACCCATTAAAGATTTAGGTAAGTCAGCAATGAATGATGCTTATGCAACTTTTCTTGAATCAATGCTTGCTCGCAAACCAGGAACTGCAAGTCGAAAGGTGTCTGACGCCGAGAGACTTGCTGGTGTAATACAAACAGAACTTGAATCACGAGGTGGTAGTCCATTAAAAGATGCACTTATACAAGCCGCAATGATGAAGGCTGTATTGAAGCGTGGTAAGTAAAAACCAAGATTCCAACGAAGTTCTTAATGCCCTAAAGCAAATTACTGCTAGCAAGGCACCAAAGAGACAGAGTGTTTTGCCAGATATTGGTAGACCCATTGTTCGTGAATCTTCTCTAACCGAGAATCTCCTCAAGCAACTTGATTCGAATCCATACAGGAAACCCGGTACGTTTTTTCCCAAGACACTAGAGTCTTCTGATAATTCAAAACTAGAAAATGCTCTTACTAACGCTAAGAATGCGAGTAGTATTCTTGGCACTTTGGGCAATATTATGAATGTTGCTGACATACCTAAGCGTGCTGTTATTTCTTCTTTGAGAGAAACTATAGATGCTCTGGATGGTAATGAAGAAACCAAAGCATCTTTTTCTGATTGGAAAGAACAAGTTGGAGATAGGGAATACGGTTTTGGTAAAGCATTTCCGATGAAGGGTTGGGCTGGACGTGCAATGGGTTTGACTGGTGACTTGTTGTTTGACCCGGTTAACTGGGCAACATTTGGTGGTTCTATTCCTTTTAAGGCTGTTATTAAAATGAGTGCTAGGGAGTTTATTGAACTGTCAGCAAAAGAACTTGCTGAAGGTTCTACAAGGAAATTTATTGTTAAGAAGACTCTTGAAAATGGCGATGTGTTGGTTAAAGCAAGAAGCGTTCTTGGCAAGAATGTTATTGGACGAGATGGTCGTGCTGCTCTTGGTAGGTTTACCAAGAAGAGATTAACTTTCTTGCGTGATGCTGGTGAAGATGGTTACAAACATCTTACCGATGATATGATTACTAGAATTTCTGGTGAAGTTTACGCAGATGGTAAGCGTGTGTTTTTTAGAAATCCTAACCTTCCCGCTGGATTTGCGGAATCCATCGGTGTTCGGGGTCCAGGTATTTATTATTTTGGTAGTCGATTTAAGGTTCCTGGAACAACAGGTATTGGTCGTTTGGGCGAAGATGTATTGACTGAACTGCGTTTGTATGTGTCGACCACAAAAGCGGGTAAGGCTATTCGTACGGCTACAACTGGGCAAGGTGTTGGTCGTATTATGCGGATGGGTGTCAAGGGTGTTGACAAGAAAACTGGTGAAGACATAATTCTCAACGCATTGGTGCGGGCGAGAGTGAATCTTGCCGATGGTTCTTTGTTGTCCCCAGCGGAAATAAACCAAGCAATGGCCGTTATAGAGATGCATGATTTTGCACGTATACGTCGTGTTGTCCACGTGGAATCTGAAAGCAACAATATGTCTCCACTTGCAGATGAGCTTGCTGCTGTTGAAAATGGTTATAGGTATTTGGACCAGGTTCCTACAGCAGAAATACAAGCACGTGCTGCGTCTGGAGATACTGGTTCTGTGGTCGCCTTGAAGGTTAGACAGTACATGGACTATTTGTGGTCAAGGGCTAATGCTCGTTCAAAGGCTGTTGGTGGAACGGAAATTCCATACAACGATGGATACTTTCCACACATGGAAACAGCACAGGCAAAACAAGACAGACTCTTAAAGGGTAATGACGCATTCGACGCCATGTTATATGGCGACGATGCGATGGACCCTTTGGCAAGGAACCAGATTCCAAAGTCAGACCGTAGAACAGTCTTTAATGAACGTCAGTTGGAAGAGGGTGACAAATGGTTTGGTGTAACTCTTAGACAAGCAGATTTGACCGCTGACAGACTAAATGAAATTGCACGTGCAAGTGGCAGGGTTAATTTTGACATGTTTGAAACAAACACAACAAAAGTTCTTGCAGAATACTTGCAACAGTTCTCAGACCAAATGAGTTGGTATGACGCTTTGGAGTATGGAGCTAAAGAGTTTCCAGACCTTTTGAGTTTTGGAGAAATGTTGATGAAGATTTCTCCAACGTATTCAAATGAAATTATGAAGAAGCGACCTAACCAGATGTTTAGGGCTCTTGAAACAGCGATTCGTAAGCATTCGTTGTTTTTGGACAACTCGCTTACGAGTGTTAGAAATGAGTTGATTTCTAAGCATGGTTCATTTGAAGCAGCATTGATTGCAATGCGTGAGGGCACAATGTCGGCCACAGAACTTGACAGTTTGTTGAAAGCATTGAATGAGCAGATGGCTGTTGCCGAAGGTCTTGATGCGCAATATAAGCAGATGCTTGCAGATATTTCTGCACAATTTGAAAATCGTGATGGAATCAGTGGTTTTAGTTTGTTTCTTGAGGGTACAAGAAGTGTTCAAGCATCTCAGAAGTTTGAGGAACTGAAAGCTTTGGTGAAAGAATTTTCTGGTTTTTCTTATGTTGACATGACTCCAGAAAGATTACAACAACTTGAACCATTGTTTAGGGCTTACGAACAGTACACAGAGGCTGTTGGCGTGTTGTCACGAGACATTGAGTTTTCTTCATTAGTGTCTGACGTATTTCCTGGTTTGAATAATCTTGGTGAGTACGGAGCGGCACAACAGTATGACATATTTGCAAAGATTATTGATGAACTTGGTGAACCCAGCATGAGTACTACTGCTCGCCAGTTGTCTTCTCTATGGGGCCCAAAGAATCCAATTGAATTTAGGACTCTTGGTGTTAGTCGGGAAGCAATTGATGCTGTTTCACGCATGACTATTGATGATATTAACTCATTTCTTGATGAAGTAAGACTGATGGATGTTGACCAACTTGCGGTACTTGGTGATGGTGTGAAATCTGGTACTGGTAGGGGCAACAACTTTGCACTTTGGTTGCAGGCTCTTATTGTTGAGAATGAAAAGCTTGCTAGTGGTGGGTTTGAATCTAGTTTTCTTGATGATGCGAAAACTTTTCTCGATATTAAAGTTCGCAAGAGAATGAACCCGTACGATTTTAACGCAGTTGACACAACTAAAGCTGATGGAACTTTTAATCAGTGGAAGTCTGCTGTTAAGAGACTTCTTGTTGGTGATGTTGAGGGTTTTGAGGATTTGTTGATTCAACAAAAAGCATTGTCAACGATTTACAAATGGCAAGAAATGTATGCTCCATTTGGAATTCAGATTGGTGATGATGTTATTGATGAAATAGTTCAACGTGAAGCAAGGGATTATGCGTTGATTGCTTTACGTAATGGTGATGAGAAAAGGTTTGCCGACCTCACCTCTGCAAAGTTTGGTCGAAATGGCGGTACTGGCCCACTTGGTACACATCGTCTGATTGAGCGTCAGCGTCAGATATTTGAAGACATGATGGACTTGCATGGCTTTGATGTTAGGACTGGCACTTTTGCGGATGGCAAACCCCTTCCGGTTGCAACTAGGAAGCTTCCAGGCTCTCAATCACCTCGTGTTGAAAGCGTTATTAAAAACCTGTCCGAAGAACAGCAAAGACAATGGGCTCGTGTTTCTCAAGAAAACAAACAAGTACTTGATTATGTTGATAGTCGTATTGAATTTATAAAGAATGCAAGAAACAACATGCAGTCAGGTAGTGAACTGCAAACGATTTGGGACTCTATATCCGAAAGATTTGTTAATTCATTAAAGTCGATTGAGTCTGGTGAGTTGTTCAATATTGTGGACGACTCAGCATCTGGTGGAAAGATTTTATTTGATGATTTGATTACAGAAATGTATGAGGTTGCCAAGCAGATAGGTGACGCTGCACGATTGAGTCAAGACCCAATTGCGGCTAGAACTATTGAAGATAACTGGAACAGTTTTATTGATGAAATGGCAAATCAAATTGAACGCACTAGGTTTATCTTGCAGAATTATAGTCCTGAAAGCCAGATGTATAAGCAACAAAAATTCCAAATTAGAATGATTATTTCTAATAAGATGTTGCAAGAATTTGATGCAACTAAGACAATTTTCTTCAATGGGTTTAACTCTAATCTTGATTCAATGTCTGATGAGATGCTACGTCTTGTGCGTATGCGTAGGCAGGCTTCAAATGTTTTGAATAACCCAGAGGATTATTTTAGGACTGGGCCTGGCAGATTCGATACCAGCAATGTGGACGAATCAATACTTGCCGCACCTCGTTCTTTAGACGAGGGCGGAAGAGTTGTTGACACTAGAACTGGTGAACTTGTTCCGCCTACAGAGCAGGAGCTTGATGTGATAATTGCAAATTATCGCAACAGCGACCAGATGCCGATTGCACGGTCTGCTGAGAATAATGCCAACCGTGCCCACAGTCTTGTGCATGTTGATTTGAGTAAGATGCCTGCAGACCAGATGCCTGGTGGTGTTGTGTTTACTCCAGACGAATGGGACAACATTGTTCTTGGTGGCGCACTTGAAACTGGTAGTCCTAAGTTTGATGCTTTCTTGACAGCATTGCGTAGTCAACGTGGTGGCGATGTTTCTGACGACAGGTTGATTGATGGGTTTGTTGATTTTGTTCTTACTAACTTTAGGGATACGGATGCAGTTGTCAAGAACAGTAAGGTTATTGCTTATCGTCGTAAACAGATTCGTTTGAACTGGAAAAAATCTGAGCATTACTCATGGTTGGAGAATTATAGGACTTACGAGCAAAGGAAGTTTGCTAAGGCTTTTGCAGCGAATGCTTCTGATGAAGTCAGACAGCTTGATGCTGCCTCGAATGCAATTACTTATGTTAGAGAAGCGAGTAAGGAAGCAGTTGTTGATGTTCCTGCTTTTACGGTATCAAGAAGACAGTTGTTGATAAAAGCGTTTGATAATTTTATTGAGACTATGGAAAAAGTTCAGAAGACTATTCCCAAGAAAGAAACAAGAGTTGCTTTTATCGAAGAAGCAACTCCAAGTATTGACAAATCTTTTAACCCTGGTGCAAAAGAAGTTGCTGATGAGTTTGATGATTCTGTTGAGACAATCATTAATGATGCTCTTGGTATTGGAGAGGGTACATCCAAAAGCCCAAAGGTTAGCCAAGTTGAATCACGCACTTTTCTTGGCAGAGATGGTGAAGGAATGGAGGTTGCTGATTTTGAAGCGCTTCCAATAACTGGTCTTTCTGGTTCTGATGAGGTTCTTCTTTTGAGGAACAGGGAAAATGCAAGGGTTGTTGACTCATTTCTTAAAGGTTCTAATGTTGAGAAATCAACACAGCAACTTGAAAGAGAAGTTCGTATTCTTGAAACCTTGATAAATAACAAGATGGATACTCCATGGACTACGGGTAAGAGTAAGCGAGTTTTGGTTCGTTTACGTAAAGCAGAAATAGCAAAGCGTGAAGGATTTGTTGTTACTCCTGCGGGTTCAAGACTTAAGGGCAATTGGACTTATGGGCCATTACCATTTGATGATTTTGAAAGTGCAATTGAATATGCAAAAAGAATAGTCAGGGAAGAAAAACTCGTTCTTGCAAAACCCAAGGATGTTGAACGTTTGAAGAAATTTCTCGAACAGGCTGCGTACAGGACGAAGTACAACATGACTCCCGAACTGCAAACAGCAGTAAATATTGTTAGTGGTCCTTCTGAAACTCAGATTGACAAGATGCTGTTTTCGGTTAATAGTTTTATTGATAATGCTTTGAAAAAGCGTAATGGCAAATACAATCGTAGTTTGGCTGTCACACCCGAAGATGTTGATTATTACATGTCAAAATTGAGAGAACCAGATTTTGATTATGAGGTTGCTGAATTAGCAGAACTTGATGATTTGCGTAATGCAATCAACTTGAAGAAACTTCCAGAAACCGAAATGGTTTCAGTCCCAAAGGATATGTCTCCTGTTGCTACGGACGTCCCAATGGACGCCGCAGCCAAACTGCAAGCAGAGTTGGAATTACTTGGTAAGAGTTCGACCACAGAGGTGGAGCGATTGGGCAAAGATGTTGCTGAAGCCCGTTCTGTGGCCGACAGGTTGCAAGCAAAGTACGACTTGGGTGTTGCATCTAATGAGGCTGTTGATGAGGACCAGGTTAAATTTCTGCAGAACCGCATTGAGGTTTTGCAGAAATTGGTTGATGATTCACAGATTGAAGTTCGTGCCGGACGTGGTAAGCAGGCAACCCTTGATTACTCAGATGGTATTTCATTTGAATACACGAAACATCAAGAAGCCAAGAAGTTTTTGGAGCATGCGAATGAGGTGTTGTCTTTGCTTGGTGCTAAGACGAATGGTGACTTTGATTCTTTGGATTCGATTCTTCGTGCGCAGATTGCATCTGAACTTGAAGTGCATCTTGCTGTTGCCGGCATGAAGTCTGCACAACATGACAGGCTTATTCTTGAAGGTGTACAGAAAATGATTGACGACGGTGGAAGGCTGTTACCAGATGGACGTGTTCAAATGGCTGATGGTTTGATAGTTGATGGTGTTTCTGTTGATGCTGTTGTTGAAGCTGGTAAGGGCATTAGGGCTGGATGGGATTCTATTAGTAAGAACTTCCCTGAACTTTATGGTTCACCTGAGATGGTTGAACTATTGAATAATGCAGCACGTTTTGAAGACCCTGAGTTTATTAGGAAGATGGCTTACTACATTGGGCCGTACACAAAGTTGTTCAAAGCCTTTGCTGTTCTGTCACCTGGTTTCCATGTGAGAAACGGATTGGGCAATGCAATTCAACTTGCATTGGCTGGTGTTGAAATGGACAATGCAATTCTTGGCACAAAGATGTTTAAGCGATGGATGGACGCATCCAAACAGGGCAAGAGTTGGAACGAGTTTATTGTCACTCTTGAACCACAGATGCAGGAAATAATGAAGACTGCAAGGAATGGTTCTATTGGTTCTGGTGGTGGTATCTACACAGAAGTAATGAAAGAAGCTTCTGGCAATAGGATTATGGATTGGTGGTTGATTAGGAAGAACTATTCCTTTGGACAGGCATCCGACAATTACAGCCGATTTGTATTGTCTTTTGACTCTGCAATGAAAGGCAATGACGTGTTCATGGCAGCAGCACGAGTGAAGCGTTTTTATTTTGACTATGAAGACCTGAGTACTGTTGACAAATTCATGAAGCAAATCATGCCGTTCTGGTTGTTCTATTCACGCAACTTGCATACGCAGATAACGAACATGTGGTTGAACCCACGCCCATACCGTATTTATTACAACATTAAAAACAACATTGCGGATAGGGAAACTCCGAATCCACCATTTGTTGAGGAGATGGGTGGATTTAGATTGCCATTTGGCGATGGCTTGTATGCCATGCCAGATTTTGGATTTACACGTGTTAATAAAGAACTTTCAGATTTAGCCAATCCGATAAGAATGGTACCTAGATTAAATCCTTTGTTTGTTGTTCCATTTGAACAGTTGACCGGACGTGACTCTTACAGTGGTACTAAGTTTACTGATGCTAATGACAGGTTGTTGAATGCTTTGACAAGCATTGCACCACCTGCACAGCAATTTGACAAATTGATTACAAACGATAACCCAATGTCACAGCTCAACGCTTGGCTTGGTTATCTTGGTTCGCCAGTAAGAAAATACAACTAAGGAGAAACAATGACAAAGAAGCGAGTTTACACAGGTAATAAGGATGGGGCAGCCAAAGGCTTGCGTCCTGGCATGAAAGTATTTATCAACGAGGTAATCAAGTTATCTAACGGTGCCCTCTGGAATAATGGTGACTGGGGCGTTCGCCCAATGCGTGGAAAAGAGTCCCTTTCTGTTCATGCAACAGGACGAGCAGTTGACCTGTCGTATCGACACATGCCACCAAGTAAGGGCATTAAGAATGGTCGCATTGAAGCATTGCGAGTTTTGAAGATTGTGGAAGCCAACGCTGAAGCGTTAGGCGTTGAAGCAATTTTTGATTACATTGTCAAGCCGCACGGACGTGCATGGATGTGCGACCGCAATGCATGGTTGAACTACAAGAAGGAAACTATTCACGGTGGGGGTTCGGGGGACTGGCTTCACTTTGAGATTTCGCCAGAAATGGCTGATGACCCGGCAAAAATGAAGGAAGCGTTTGCGAACTTGGTGATTCCTGCGGAGAGTCCGAAGAGTCCTGAAGAGCAACTCTAGGTTGTTCTAAAACAACTGTCCTGATAACCATTCCAGTTGGTATGTGAATTGGCATACCGACTGTTTTGGGGTCATCAACTTCATCTGGGAAGTATGAGTTAACAACTGTTATATAACCAGCGAGCATGTCGGGTACGAGCCATCCGACAGTAACTACTGTTGTGTCTTCTGGTGTGTACTTCTCTAGGTCTGTCCAGCCGTTTTCACCATCAAAGGCGTCACGCCAATGAATAACAATTAGTGGCCACTCTGATTTTACGTGTTTACTTGTCATAAGGGTTTATACCTTCTTCGAATAGGTGTTCTTCTATTGTTTCAATTATTCCTGCCATGAACGATGATATCCTAATCCACGCTGTTGCGTCACCAGATAGAGCGTGTTGCCAGTATTGGCACAAATCTATTGCAGATTGATTATCTGCACCAAGCATGATTGTTAACCCACCCGACATATTGCTGATTGTTTTATCTGCGTTCCTGTTTATTGAATCTATTTGTTCCTTGGGAACAATGTCGTAAATCCAGTCATCCGACATTTTTCTTCCTCTTCTTATTAGCAACATGTATACACCCGAACGGCAAACCGTTTTCCTGTATTCCTTGACCCACATCAATGTGGCCGTAATACGATGCAAGAATTTTGGCAACCTCATTAATATTGACCGCACTGTCAAATCCCACTGTTACCTGATTCGTTTTCATCTAAGTTAAACCTTTCTTGAATATATGGATGACTGCGGAGATGCAATGCTAGTCTCTCATATGCTGCATTTCGTAACCGCCAAGCGTGTGGCTTGGATACGCCCATTCTTTCTCCTAGTTTTTGTAGGGAAATCATTTCCGAGTTTAGGGCGTTGACAATAAACTGGTCTTGTTCTGACAGTTTCTCAATACAGTCTGCCACTGCTTCACGTAATGGTTGTAGTTCTTGAATTGATTCTGCGATTGGTTCTAATGCGCCCGCCATCATCAACGCCTCTATTGGCGTTTCTGGTCTCCTGCCCCCTTTAAGCGTTGCTTGAAGGGATGGAGAAAGATGTACGTCTCTATTCCTCAGAGTCGTATTCTGGGTTTATCATCATGTCCATCACTTCTTCTGGTAGAAGCAAGAAACCTTTTGCTGGATTGGCAGAGTTCCAAGCAAATGTTTTCATTCTACTTTTAGGAAGTGTTGCAATGTATCGCTTTAGTCTTTCAACTGAAACGGCAAGCATTGCACCATCAAGACAATAAATATACACCCACCATTTTGCTTCTGTAACTTCAAGACCACTTGGCTTCCAACCATTACCTCTTGGGTTTTGTTCAGTTTCAACGACCATTCGACCATTGCGGTAGCGGTCTGTCTTGACTTCAAATGAACCATCAGCAATTGATTGAAGGAAATCACGGGTGAGTTCTTCACCTTTCTTTCCAAACTTCAAGTCGTCAGAGAAGTTGTACCTGCGTTCTGCTGGGAAGTCCCAGCGTGACTCTTTCACGAAAACAACACAGTTGCAATTATTAGAGTGCCAATAAGAAACATTATTTTTATCATATCTTCTCCAAATAGAGACAAACGATTTGCTTGTCGTCTGTATACGCTACACCGTTGAGTGCATCAAGTACTGACTTTGCATAGTTGTCAATATCTCCAGTAAGTCTGCCTTTTACAACTGGGGCATCCGGGTCTCTTTCAACTTTTTCTATAAAGAGTTCAGTGCCTTCTTTGGTGAAACGAAGTTTCATGGACAGTAACCCATCCTCGAAACATGGGCCAACATATGCGTTGGCAATTGCACGTTCGTATTCAACTGTTTCTTTTGGCGTGAACGCACGACCTCTGCGGGTCATGCGTGGTCGCCCTTTTGACCTTGGTCTGATGTTGAATACCTGTGAATATTTCATTGGTCTCCTGTCATGGCTTTGCCATAAGCGTCTTCAATTATCTTGGTCAAATGTACCACCGCATCTTCTCGGTCACGGAACTTACCCCATCTTTTATCTGCGTCCACAAGGATGATGTAAGCGTAGTTGATTGGTACTTCAAACTCACGCATGAAGTGACACATACGAATGAGGGTGCTTGACCTGTCCGAGTTTGGCAGCGGGCCTTCACGCCACATGCGTTCAATGTATCCATTGGCATGTTGTAGTGCTTCTGCAACAGATGTTGAAGTTGGTAAATCTAGGACTGCACGTTGTTTTGGACGATGCATCTTTGCCAGCGGTGCCAACAAGTTGACGCTGACACGATTGTCTATTGCTTCATCAAGGAACTGCTTGAGAGTCATTGGTTCGTCGCTGTCTTGGAACATGATGTAGCGAACTTCTGGTAGTTCGTTGAATCCATTTGGATACGGCAAGCGGACATAGTTTCCCATCCCGGATGTTTCTTCTTGCTTGGGATTTATTTCTTTGGGTGGCAACCCAATAACTTCATGAGCGCTGAGCAAGGCTCTGCGCATCATGACTCCAGGAACCCAGTCGTTAGCGAATACCCACACATGGTAGCCTTTGCGGGTTTTCTCAACGAATGAATGAACGCCCTTGACTTTGAGGGCGGTCTGTAGGTTGCGAGCTGAGTCAATGTCATCAACATCGATATCCGAACAGCCCCACTTGACTGTGTTGCCTTGAGTCAAAGGATAGATGCCAATAAGTTCTTCACCATATAGGTGGCGGGCAAAGGTTTCGTAAGTGACACTTGAACGGATGCAAGCACCTTCCCACGCACCGTATGCATCTGAACGTCCCAAGAACAGGGACATGAATGTTTCTACACCATCATTCATACAGCCCTTTCTGCTGGTATTGGATTGGTAATTTGCCATCTAGGTAAGTGAGACGACCTGTGGCCGAATCAAGTTCAAAGTCAATGTCATCAACAAGTTGACCAGCAGGTCGCTTGTTTTTGAGCAAAGAGACACTAAGGGTGTGTTCGTGAATCAATGCCTCATGCCTGAGGTATTCGATTCTGTCTTGAGTCCGTTCCGAGTGAGACCTGTCGTTTTTCTCAATGAGTTCATGCAACTCTGCAGCAATTTGATACTTTTTGCGACGTACACCGATAACGCTGGTGGCCTGTTGCTCACCACCGTAAGCACCTGAAGACATGGTTAGTTTTGCTCCGTCTGCACCAGCGTTTCTTGACGCTTGGTGCAAGACCAGCATTGGTATGTCATGTCTGCGACCAAAGCCTTTTAGGAATGTTGCTTTGTCCGGAACAGTTTCACCTGCTTCTAGTAGGTCAAGATAGTCGACCACAATGAGTTCTGGTGCTTGTCCCCATACATCACACACTTCGTCGTATGCCCGTTCCATATCGGAACCGTTGAGTGGTTGGTCAAAGACTGCGAGGTTAGGGAAGTACTCTTCTGCTGTTTGACGCATGAGCTTTATTGCTTGTTCATCATTGGAAGCGATTTTGGCTTCTAGTTCACGTGCGTCAATTCGATGCAGGATGCATGTGAGTTTGAGTAGGACTAATTGCTTTGGTTCATCAGGGATGAACATGACAATATGTTTGTCCATGTTTTTTTGTAATGTATTTAGTAAGACCAATGTCTTACCGCCATGTGCGAATCCCAGCATCATGCAAATTTCGCCAGGTGCAATACCTCGTAGTTCTTCGTCAATCCGAGGGATACCTAAGTGGACTCTATCTTGAGGTGATTGTGCCCATCTAATAAAAGAATCCGCTGCATCTGCAAGCGGACTATACATTCTGTACTCGGAATTGGGGGAGACCAATTGATTTGGTCTCCCCACATTTTCCCAGCCAGCAGATATTTCTTCTGCCGACAGTCGCATTAGCGACCTCGTGGTGGCCAGTAAGCCTTCTCGGCATCAACTGCCTTGAACGACGGACGCTTTGGATTTGCAGCCAAACCGTCACGGTTGTCGTAAACAGTTGTTACACCGTCACGCTTACATGCTTTGATGAGCCACTCTGGCAAAGGTCCATGCTGTAGTCCCTTGACAGTCACAGTTCCACTTGAACCACTCATTGGCGTATTTACTTCATCTGCGTTGAAAGTGTCTTTTGCCATCTGAATGATGTTGTTGTTTTGTGTCTGTGATTCTTCGCCACCATAGATTTGTTCCATGATGATTTCTGTAATTGATGAGAACAACGTGGTGAATTCGCCAAGTCGTTCGTCAACTCCAGTTGATTTATCTGTTAGGTCTGCTGCAATTTTTGCACAGACTTGGGTGATTATTGCCCTGTCCTTATCCATTATGCCTCCTCGGCATTGTTAGTTTCGCCCGTGATGTACGAGCCTTTGCATTTATCCCACACTGGACACCATCTCTGTGAACAGAGAAAGTGTTGGTCATTGGCAAGCCATCGACCACCCGATGTGTTGTTATTGTACATTAGCACTGTTCGTGCTAATGCTGTTGCTTGTTCAACAATCCAGTTGCCATGGGCTTCTGTTCTGTTGACACTCACAATTTGTCCAGTACTGGACGCATTGCGAATCATGACACCAAACTTGAATGTGGCTGGGTAATCAATTAGCCCCATTTCAACTGCTGCTTTGGTGTAAATAGATGATTGGATATTTTGTGATTGTTTTTCTGCTTCGTAATATTTACGTGCAGCAGTTTTCCAGTCCCAAATACTTTCTTGATGAAAGTAATCCATAGTTCCTTCAAAGTGAAGTTCGTAATCGTCAATCATTCCGACTTGAGTAGAGAACTTGAATTCAGGTTCTCCACCTAAAGGTACATGAGGGTAGATATCTCTAGCCCATGCTTCTGCCATAGATGCAATGTGTTTGTCCCAGTTTCTAGGTTCGGTGTTGGTGATGTTGATTTTTTTGCCTTCAGCAAGTAAATGTTGTTCGCTCGAACGAAAAGCCCACACTGAGCGTTCTGCAATGTCTTGTGTACCAATTTCTTCACGCAGGACATTTTCAATACCAGCGTGTACTGCCGTGCCCATCATGGCAGAGTCATTTTCTCTACGAGATTCCGGGTGTAACGCTGAAAGTCGTGCACGCTCAGGACACATAAGTGCATCCCCAAGCCAGCTTTGACGGATAAATATTTTATTGTCTTCTATTCTCATTTTTCTCCGTTGTGATTTGTGGACGAACTTGTTTGCACCCCAAACCCTTTGGGGTTTTGGGTGCACATGCTTTGCTTGTGCCCCCCCCTTACCCCCCCCATTGTACACATTGTGTGTGAACTGTCAGGTATTAGGTGGAGATACTTATTCCTCGCCCCAAGGGCCCCATCCGTTGTCATACCTGGCATCGGCATAGTTATAGATTGCTAAGGCAGACCTGAGGTTGATTGATGGGTCTTGAAGGTCTGTCAGACGCTCCAGGATGCCCCTAGACGAGAGATACTTGACCCAGAAGCCATTTACTTGCATGAGCCCCCAAGAGCCTTTATTTGGGTCATCTTTGTTGATTGCATAGAGACTGCATTTTGATTCTCGCCACATGATTTTGTCTAATTTGTCTAGCAGGCTACGTGACCAGCCTTCCTGAACGGCAAGATGCCACCATTGAGGACATTTGGCGTCCACAGGTGGGCGAACCATGGCTCCTTCTGGGGCTCGCAGGTTTCTGACTAGCAAAGACCCTTCCGAAGTGGGGTTTGTTGGGGGCAAAACACCCCCAAGAATTAGGCTAAGTGTGACTGTTATTTGTGCTATCAAGTAGAATCTCCTTGTAGTGCGAGGGACATGACAGTTTCCATTTCATGCTTTGCGGACAAAAGCTCTGTCAATTCTGTATGCACGGATTCTACTCTTTCATCCATTGCATGCCTCATGACTTTTTTGGCTAGTTGGTCCACTCCAATTGCGAGTGATTTGATAACTGTTCGCAATTCTGACAGCGTGAGTGAAACTTCGATTGTTGGTTCTTGTTTCCTCACGGTAGTTGCATAACTGTTTTTGCTGTCGACATTGCCTTCACAAAGTCGTAGAATATTTCAAGTGCTGTCTTAAGAGAGCCTTGAGCGTTACCTGTGTCGTAGGTGATTTCTTCTTTGCCCTTGAAATGGATTGCTGAACCCATTTTGCCGTTATGTAACAAAGTTACAAGGCGTACACGCACACGTTCCGGATGTTGTGATGGTGCTACATCATCATCATAATCTCCATCTTTGTCGATTGGTGCAGCCCAACCGCATGTGCTGACTGCAAAACTTTTGAATCCAGAATCAACAAGTGCTGCCACATTGCCCATGTCAGCGAGCATCTCATAAATGTCGCTGTCTTCTGCCACAACTTTGCACCATGGGATTTCACCGTGGATGTAGTCGAACCCGAACAATGTTGCTTTTGGTAATTGGAATTCATCATCGTGTAGTTCCACGATTTTTTCTGTGATAGCACGGTCAATTTCTTTGATTGTTGTCTCAAACTTTTCCGTGTAGTTGATTGCCTTTGTCATGCTGGTATCTCCTGTTTCTGTTTCTGTTTGGATTTTCTGTATTGTGTTTTGCCGTCATACAGGGTCACTCCCCCCCATATGCCGAATGATTGCGTTGCAACTCCATAGTCAAAACATTTTTTTTTGATTGAACATGTTTTGCATATTTCTTTTGCTTTTTTTGTTGTGACGATTGCCTGTTTGTTCATAGGCCATACAGGAAACCACCACTTGGTTGGTTGGTTTTTACAGTTTGCTTTACTGAAGTCTGGTGCTTTATGCATCGAGCTTTGTTATTAGTCGATTGCCGAGAGTGTTTAGGATTTGTTCAATGATTCGGTTCTCCATGTTTATTGCCATCTCCGTAATTTTGTCGTCGACACGTGTAGCGATATCCATGTTTTCTATGTAGGTTTGCATTGCGTTGTTCATTTGTGTTCTGAATCGGTTATTTGAAACAATTGCAAAAGTCAATGTTTCTGAGATGTTTTCGCTACCAAGTATTTCTGAACTTATTTCTGAGTAGTCAAGATTGTCCCTGATATCTGTAGTGATTGAGTCGTAGTCAATTGACTCCATAACCCAGTCACGAATCTTGCGACAGAAGTCTCGGTCATTTCTGATTAAGTCTGAAACATTGTCTGCAACATCAGATGCTGTTGGGATGCGACCATTTACATGTCGCTCTACTTGGTCAATAATGGTTGTTTCCATTGACTGATTGAATAGTGATGGCATTGATGCGCTGTCCAAAGACACATCGAATTCCATAACTGATGGGATGAGTTTGATTGTTGTCATTTTGTTTCCAACTTTCTTACGATGATTGAGTAACCGGTTTCACCCTCATGGATTGCCCATTCGAGTGGGTACTTTGCATAGATGTTTTTTCTTTGAGCAACTTTTTGTTGAGTTGCCATCAACTCTTTCCTTGTTTTTGTTTCTGAAGTGAATTCGATTATCCACTTGTTTGGTTCTGCTGTCATCATGATTTCTTTGACAAGCGCTTTTGTTTTTTGTTGTCTGATTACTGGGTTTTCGATGTATTGAAGTTCCATGATTTCTCCTTAGTAGTAACTTGGGTGTGTGTTTGTACCGGTTGGTGTTTCCCAACCGTGTTCTATCAATGTTGTATCTGATTCAATCCATAGTGCGTCCCAACAATCGCAAGCATCCATTGCACATAGCAAGCATGCACTACATGTTGCACAGTTTGTACGAAGCTCGTCATTGGGAACAATGTCTTGGATTCCACATCTTTGACAATCAACCATGTTGCGTGTTGCGTCATAGACGGTTGTGTACAACTCTGCTGCTTCGTAGCATTCCTCGGCGCTCAATGCGCCGATTGGAATCAATGCTTCATCGTCATCGTCATACATTGTTGTTGCTTTGTCCCACGATGATGCATACGACGTTGTTTTGTAACCGTAGTCCCAATCATTCCAACCACCGCCGTACATACCTGTGTGTCGCCTGTATGTAATTGCTGCTGGTTTGTATGACTCATTTGACCACCACACATCAGAATCCCAGTGACCATCTTTTTCGTTGAGGATGTACCAGTCATACTTTGCATCGTCATTGACGGTTAGGAACGCAAGCTTCGAACCCTTAGCCCACGTTGCCATCTGCTGGAAGTATTCACCATCATCAAGAGACGAGATGCCACCGATTGCCGGCATAATGTCTTCAGCGAACACTCTGGTATCAGAGCGTGTCTCATTCTTTTCCATTTTGACAGGCAAGATACCGTTGTGGCCGAGCACGGTGTTTTTGTCTTCACCAAGTAGGAAAGGATGACAGTTGTCAACTGTGTTTGTACCGTGAGTAGTCCAACGGAAGTGGAAGATTGCAGGCCCTTGCATCTTTTTGCGAGCGTCCACAAACTTGTTTGCAACTTCTTCAAAGTCCATACTGCGAACAATGTGAAGTTTTTTACCTGTTGAAATAGCAAAGCCGAACCCATCAGGGTTGGCTTTAGCGGCGACACGGAACCTGTCCATGTCTGGTGTTACGTAGTCTGGTATCAGTGTGAGTAAACACATATTAAACTAACTCCCTTTCTTTTACTCTTTCTGAAATTCTTTGGTTGAGGATGTGGAACTTTGAGCGTTCGATTGTCCATTTGTTGAATGAATCGAACATCAATCCACCTGATACGGCTTCTTTTATGTTCACATCTTTTGTGTACTCAAATAGTGCTTGAGCAAATTGAATTGCTGCTAGCACCGTGTCTGTGTTGAGTGATGGACGGAAGAACCGTAACTCAATTGTTTTTGTGTTTTGCAAATTGACCGCCATGAACCGTTCCGAGTTCATCACATGTCCCTTTGCCATTTGAGTCAAGGTGTTGCCCTTGATTGTCTTTTCCTCGTAGTGGTCGTATCGAGCATTGAGGAACATGTTCATGTCAAATCGTGCATAACGAGTTGACTCACGACCAGCGAATTGCACAAGTGGAATGCGATTTTTATAGATGAAGTAAATGAATTTCATCAAGTGTGAATCGTTGATGAATGCATTGCGTGACAAGTGCAAATGCAATCCACATGTGCTTGCATTCCAGGCATGAAATCCACGAGACTTCAAACCAGAAATTGCTTTCCAGTTGAAATCTTGCATGAAGAATTCCATTGTGCCGGGATGTGAAACAATTTCGAAGCCATGGTCAAGTGAACCATCAGATTTGAGGTAAACAGTTTCCATTCCGCTGATTACAGTGTTTGCTTTTACAAACCTTGCACCGTTCATTCTGTCACCAGAAACACATTCTGTTTCCAATTCGACTCCGATATACAACTCAGGGCTCATTTTGTCCCCGTTGTATTTTGTTACTGAACGATATGCCGAACGGAAGTCACCGTTTTCATGCATGAAGATTGGACGTTTCTTGAATGCCCACGGAAGGATGAGACCTTCATCATTGTCATCACTGTTGTGGTTTGTGTATGATTCATAGCAATCTTCACCACACCACCAATCGCCACCGATATCGACCATGTCCTCGATTTCGTATGTTTCTTCACAGTTTGGGCATGTGATTTCTTCATTATTTCTTGGCACTGACTTCTCCTTTTTGGATGGAAAAACCCATCATTTGCTGGAGTTTTTCGTTTTCTTTTCTGAGGTAGGTGATTTCTTCTTGTGCAGCCCTCATTAGGTTGGTGGCTTGTTCCAATGCTTCGTTGATTTCATTGATGGTTGGTATTGACATGTGCCCTCCTAGTAGGACTGTTCTTTTTGCGGCGAACCCGACTTGATAAGAGTTATATCAAGCAAGTTGTTTAGTTTTTTGTTTTCGATGATGAGTTTTTCGTTTTCTTGCATAAGCATGATTACGACCTCATTCATGTATTTGATTTGCTTGCGTTTAGTAATCATTACTAACCTTTCGTGAGAGGGTGTTTGTGCGCCACCCACCAAGGGGGCGCACAAACAGACGAACACAATTCACAAATTCAACTCACGTTGCAGGTTGACCCAACTTGCAACGATTTCTGCTGCTTCCACAAATGGTGGCACATCAATGTTTTCCCACATTTTGTTGACAATAGTTATGTCATGATTAGTGAAGAACAATGCATACTCCTCGTCGTACGTGTACTTGTTGAACACGCTTGTTAGTAGATGGAATTGCCAATCATGGTCAAACATGGTTTTGATAGTTATCAAATATGTTTTGTTTTCAACGATTGGGTCGCCCACCCGCCAATCAACGAGTAGTTTTGAAAATTCAGCACTCATTTAGACCCATCCGAGACTTTCCCCCTCTGTGTTGAAAACCGATTTCGACTGACCCCCTTGCGGGGTCATGTCGGAATCGGTTCGTGTTTTGACCTGAACCATTACGCACTGTTTTGTGCGTAATGATGTAATCGGCAATTTTGTGTTTCGCTAACGAACAGTTAGCGAATACACGAAATAGTGCGTAGCACGGTGCACGATGCCCTTCACACACAAAGGGCCGGGCAGCTTGCTGCCCAGCCCCTTTCGTGTGTGTATGACAAACACACTTATCGTGGGTCGAATGCCCCACGAGCCTGTGCTTCACCAATGTTTGGGTTCGGCTTGTTGCTGATTACCTTGAGACCAATGTCCAAGGTGCCCTTGCCGTACTTGTACTTGACTTCCTCGCCTGCGGAATTCACATAACCGTAGACGATTGGCGCAAGAACTGGCTTGCCTTCAGCGTCAACAACCGTGCTTCGGGTCGTTGCGTCGTAGGCGTAAGCATGCCTGATTGACGATGCCTTCATCGTCAACTCGGAACCCTCATTGATGTTGAACGAGGCAATTTTTGCGTAGGTCATGTATACCTGCCACTGAATTCCCTTGCTGTTGGCAACGAAGCGTACGAATGCGCCGTTTTTTGCCCCTTCATCAATGCTTGCCACCGTCATTGTCACGGTGTCGCTTTGTGGCACGGTCGAGGCTGGAGCCTTCGCCGTGTTGGTCTTTTTTGATGTGGTCATGATGACCTTTCTGTCCCGTAGGACTTTGTTTATTTATTTTTTTATTTTTTTGTTTGTGAGCTTCTCGACCCACGCAAAAGCGGGGGCGAGAAGCGAACAACATCAATCTGCCCAACCTTGACTTTCGTTGAGTTGCTCGAAACGGTCATCGTCTCGCCAATCAACATCTGTGGTCGGAAGGGCCAAGTCATTGTCAGACGGTTCTTGCGAGGCTTCAAAGTCTCGCAACATGTCCAAACGGTGAAGCCGAATCTCAGGGTCGTCCTCGTCGTCAACTCCGTCAATCTCGTCCTGAACGGACTGATAGGCAGAGCCGTAGTGTTTGTCAAGCACATAACGAGTAATGCGTGGTTCGTCCACAAAGTCTCCAATCTGTAGGTAAGTGAAGTTTCTCACGGGGGCGAAAAACCCCCGTGAGAAACGAACTCAGTGTTTTTTCAAACACCAATTACGGCTGACTGAAATGTCCTCAACAGCCTTGTCATAACCAAGCTCGTAAACGATACGACCAAAGATTGTCAAGGCGATTGAAGCGCAGGTGAACAAGCCAAACCAGTTCATGACGCAATCCCACGAGTGAGAGCGAAATGAGTGTTCAACAAGTTGACCAACCCATCGTTTTTCATTTCAAGGTCAGCAATCACATCGGCCTGACGCTCCATTTTGGACTGAAGCTCCTCAACCTTTTTGTACAACAGATGTTCTGTGTATGTCATAAAACCCAACTTTCAGATAGTAGGAATAAAGCCCAATGTTGACCTGCCAGGGCAATCGCAGGGTTCATGTTGTTTTGTGTCCACCAATGGACAAAGCATGTATTAGATGTTCTCCCACTCAATGAGTGACGAAGGAACAACATTTACATCCTCTTTACAGATGCGAGTCTCGATTTGAACAATGTCACCGAATTGTTGTAGCAAAGCGAGTTCACGACCCAACTCTGACTGTGCGTTCGCAATCTGGTTACGAAGTTCATAGACCCTGTTGTTTACTTGCTCAAAAGTTTTATTTTTCACGATAATCTCCCAAAGTAGTTGTGGTTAGTAAAGCCCAATGTTTTGCTTGCTAGGGCTATCGCAAGGTTCATGTTGTTTAGAGTCCACCAATGGACGATGCTGAAAATCAGCGAGCAATCAACCACTCAAGGTTGACAGTAGGGTCAAGAATCGCCTCAACGACGGTTCCAATGTTGACGCCATGCTCCTCGACGAAGCCCAAGCCATAGGTATTGACAACATCGTCAATGTCTAAGCCTGTCAACTCGGTCAGAGCCTGAACAGAGCGCCACGAGTCATCAGACTCATCAACCCAGACCTCACGGTCATAATCATGTAATACGGACATAACCAACCTGCTTTCATGTGAAGTGAATACAACAACCGACCCAATGAGTGAGAGTCAGGATGAGAGGGGGAAATTAGCAACCCCCCCCACCAAAATCCCTTTGGGGGGGGTGCAAGAAAGGTGAACAGTCATAGGGGGGCGGAAAAAGAATGGGTTGACCTTGACACGGCTGACCACACTGGTGCTGAACTGGTTGTGTGCCTGTATGACACGACGGGGGGGGTGGGGGTGTGCGCCCGTCAGGCTACCAAGGGACGGGCACTGGTCATGTCCGTAGCATCGATTTCCCCCAATCCGAGCAGGGTTTTTGCGACACGTGGGGGTACTAACTTTTAAGTACCAGCACCCTAAAATTGACACGAAATTTGGTACAAAATTTGGTGCAATGCACGTGCATCTTTTTGGCACCCGGTGCATTGGTTTTGTGGTTGACCACGGTGAGCAGTTTTGTGGTTTGGTTGGCGGTGGTTTTTGCCGCACCGCATAGGTTGGGTTAGTGTGGTCTCCCTTGTGGTCGACCAGTGTTCTGCGGTTTGTCAGCCTGAGGGGCTGACAAACCGAACATGTCTTGAGACAGTTCTGTTCTTCCCCCCATCCCTACCCTTCCCCCCAAGTGTTACATATCTGTGAGTGTTTGTTCGACCACAGGCGGTGGGGGTTGTTTTGTAAGTACTGGCGCCTATTTTTGACGTGCTGTTTTTCTAGCCTTTTTGGTCGAAACTGGAACACAGTTAGGGACTTTTTTGCCGTTTTTAATCTTGTAACCCTTTTGAACGTACCCTGTCCAACATGGTCCTTTGGTTGCCATCAGGAACCTTTAACCCATTTTTTGTTTTTTGGTTGGGCTGTCTTGGATGGGGACCATTTGACTTTGTCTGCCCAGTATGCAGCAGACATTGGCCCACGAGCAATGTTGCTGCGATGACGGGATTTGAAAGCTTCACGCTGTCCAGCGGTCTGATTGGTTCTGACACCTTGTTGACCGAATCGAATCGTTTTGACTTGACCACCACTTTTAGCTACAACGATGTGTGACTTGGTTGGGTGTCCTGGGGTTGCTTTTGGTTTGTTGTAACCAGAAACACCTGCACGTGCGAGTCTTGGGTCTTTTTTGCTTGTTGCCATATAGTATTTACCCTTTGTTACCTGTAACGAATTGCCTTATTAGCAATGAAGCATAATGAAGAACTAACGCTTACACAGCAACAACAGGTTTATGTTGAGTGGTTGTGCACTGCTCCAAGCGAGCGTTTGCCGGCCACAAAGAAGGCAATGGCATTAGAACTTGGTGTTGATATTACAACACTACGTCGCTGGGAAAAGAAAGAAGTGTTTCGCAATGTCTGGAAGGACACTGTGGACGAAGTACAAGGTTCGCCAGAGCGAACTCAGCGCTTGCTGGACACTTTGTACAGCAAAGCGCTTGATGGTGATACTAAGTCTGCACAGTTGTATTTGCAGGCTACGAACCGTATGGCTCCGCCTACGGTAACGGTTCAGACTAATAAGAAAGCAGCAGAACTTTCTGATGCTGAGTTGGATTCTTTGATTGCTGCGGTAGCGGAGCGAGAGAAGGCTCAACGTACACACTTGAAGGCATTGTGAATATGGTCGAATGTCCTGAGTGTGGCGAGGAGTATCCACCTGTGGCAACACATTGGATTTGTCCAGCGTGCGGGATTGATGACAGGGCACAGCCAAAGATGGCGGTGTTTGAATTGAGGGATTATGGCGACAACTAACGATGCGATGTTTACGGCCCTTTCGGGCTCGTATCCATCTGCCGGTCAGACCCTTGGCGACTTGTTGTATGCGTTCTGGTCTGAGAAGGGTTTGCAGTATCGTGGCACGCTAGAGCGTGATTGGTATATTAGCGAGGGTGCTGTTGGCACAACTCTTGGTGATTTGGCTAACGATTACTTTTCAAACCTGTATGACGTTGTGATTTTTAATTACTCTGAACCAGATGAGTGGTTGGAGTTGCAAGTGTTTGACCGTTTTGACACGGTTGAACAGCAAGTATTTTTTATTTAGGTAACGATTCAGGAGAACATATATGGCAACTTTCACAAAAATAGCATTCAACCCTGCTGGCGGTACTCCTGCTGGAACAGGTTTGGGTATTCCGGTCACAGCAACAACAGTTGGCACCGTGGGAACAGTTATTCACACTGCTTCGACAACACCTGCAACTATTGACGAAGTGTGGATTTACGCACAGAACTACGACACTACAGACCGTAAACTCACCATTCAGTGGGGTGCGGCAACTGCTGGAACACACGAAATTGAATACACCGTTAAAGCGGAAAGTGGTTTGTATCTAGTTTGTCCGGGTCTTATTATGCAGGGCAACGCTACAGCAAAGGTTATTTCTGCTATTGCCGCAACTGCAACTGCGATTGTTTTGTACGGGTACGTTAACCGTATTGCCTAAGGGGTACTAAGTGCCTTCATATCTAAGAACAACAGCAGGTGGTAAAGCCATCAGTGGTGGTTCATTGGCTCCACGCACGAATAGATACAGTGCTGGTTCGGTTGCAACAAATGCTCTTGGAGTTCTAACTCTTGACCTTCCTATTTTGGCAACAGCAACAGCAGCAAATGCTGGTTTTACTGTTGTTATTAGCAACTATGATGCAACAGTTACATACACGTTGTCAACAACTTCTGGTACTGTTGCCAGGTCAACAAATACAATTACACAAAGTGGTTTGGCTGCTAGCGCTTCTGCAACAGTTACTGTAACTGCTAGTAAAACTGGATTTACATCTGCTGCACCAGTAACAAGGTCTGGAACCGCAGCCGCTTCTTGTTCTTGTGTGTTCCAATACTCGCAAACAGAAGGTGGAAACTGTTGTTGTACTGGAATGTGCGGAGCAGCAAACCAAGTATGCTGTTACGACATTTATGTTTATGCACCAGCATCATCACCTTGCACTGGAAGTTGCAGTAACAGCGTTGGTGGATGGTACGCTTGTGACGGAACCTGTTAAATAAAATTCAAGGAGAATTATGTCAAACACTGAAGAATATGTAAGTCCAGATGGATACCCACAATCACCGTTTAATAGAAATGCACCTGTAAACTGGTATGCTTTTGTAATTGATGGTGAAGTTGTTTGGATGCAAACATGTCAAGTTTCTTTGGAGTTCTTGAACATTGTATTGAAATCTGACCCAAAGATTATTCCTGTGCCAGATTCTTTGGCTGGTGAAGTTCTTTCTGGTTGGACTTGGGATGGATTTGAGTTCCATGAGCCAACAGCCTAAAGAACTAACACCGTTTCAAATACATAAACAACGCTTTGGTGCTGCCAAACCGTGGCACGCAATACAGCGTGAACACAGGGTTGACACTGAAGTATCTATGAGTAGATATTCTATTTGTGAGGGTTGTCCTTCGTTTTTGAATATTACAAAACAGTGTAAAGAGTGTGGTTGTTTTATGAAAATTAAAACAAAAATTGATACCGCTGTTTGCCCAATTGGGAAATGGTAAAATCTCGCTGGATTATTTTTGCTCCAGTAGCTTTATTAGCATTGTGGTCTACCGTAGCAAAAGCAGACGGACTTGGAGATTGGACAGCATCTCAGTCTTGTGTCAACTCAGGTTCTGTTGAGGTTGTAGAGAACTCGATTCTTATTACTGGTCCAAATTATGGTGGTTGTTCTGGCGCAGCACATTGGACAAAAATTGAAACCACAATTCCAAAAGGTGTAAATAGTATTTCATTTAATTGGTCTTACTGGACTAATGACGGTGCTTACTATGACCCACCACAATATGCAGTCAATGATGTTTATACACAATTGACACAACAAAATACCGCCTCGGGTTCATTGACTGTGCCGGTAGTTGCTGGGGATATATTTACATTTAGGCAATATTCAATTGACACGTGTTGCGGACCGGGTCACTTACAGATAAGCAATCTTTCACTATGGGAATTTACAACAACATCCACAACCCTAACGACGACGACAACTACTACTATTGCCCCGTCAACGACTGTCCCTGTCACGAGCACTACTACTACGACGCTTCCAGAAACCTCAAGTACGAGTACAACGACGAGCACGACGTCTACTTCAACTACGACAACCACGACGACTACAACATCGTCAACGACGAGTACTACAACAACAAGTTCAACTCCTTCAGCACCCGTTGAAATTTACGTTCCCGAAGAGCCTGAAGAAACAACGACAAGCACCACAGAGCCAGTAGAAGAGGAACCCATTCCAGAGGAGACGCTTCCAGAAGAAACAACCACAACAGTTGAAGAAGAGACCACAACAACTGAGGAAGTGACCACAACATCTGAAGCACCTGAAGAAACTACCACAACGGTAGAACCAGATTTGGAGCCATTGGCTGAAGAAGAAATAGATGCCCTCATTGCTGAAGCCACAACTGTGGAAGAACTTCAGGAAGCACTAGAGGAGTTAACCCCTGAACAGGTTGAGCAGGTTGTTGACCAGATTCTGGCACAGGAAGAACCACCCACCCAAGAGCAGGCTGTCGCTTTGGCGACTAGCCCAGAGGTGCTGTCAGTTGTCACGCCACAGCAGGCGGTTGAAATCTTTGAGTCTTTGGATGTGGCCGAACTGAGTATCGAGGAAAAAGATGCGGTCACAGAAGCTGTCCAGTCTGCATCCGTAGAGGTGCGACAGGCGTTTGAAGAAACCATTGACATATTCTCCGACGACTTCGGTGACTACGTTCCTTTGGGTTCTGCTGTGCCAGTAAATACTCGCCGTACCCTGATTGCCGTAGCGGCTGGTGCTACAGCCATTGCTGTGTCTTCACGAAAGCAGTAACGAACTGGGCTATTAGCGTGAAGAAACTCTTATCCGAAATCCATGCTTTGACTTGGACACTTGCAGGTACTGGTATGGTGCTTATTACGTTGTCTGGGCAAACGAAGGTTTTGGGTTGGGGAATCACCGTAATAGCCGTGATAATCCATTTACTCGGCGTAATGTTCAAGGAGAACAATGAATAAGGCAAAAGATATTGCAGGCAGAATTGTTGCACTTTTTCTCACCAACGCCCTCGGCGTTGTGACTGGTGCTGCAATTATTGCTCCAGACCTAGAAGTATGGAAGTCGGCTCTTATCGCTGGCGCAGTATCCATTTTCAAGGTTGCAGAACAACTTGCAAAGGCAAGCATTGATGGTGTTCTTACCAAAGATGAAATTGATGCAGCATTTGGTGCAAGTCCTAAAAAGATTGCAGCCAAGAAGGTAGCCGCTAAGAAGGCATAATGGAACTCACTGACCTTCTCAATGAGAAGGAGTGGAGGAAATGCAAGGGTAGTGAAGGTGCGACCACAGATGAACTTGTGGCTGCATTTTCACACTTTTGTGCTACCCATTGGATGATTCGACACCCTGAGCGGGGTCGTATCAAGTTTGTCTTGCGTGAAGCTCAAGAGGAAACTGTAAGAGTCTGGATTGACTCTCGCTACAGTATTGTTCTGAAAGCACGACAGATTGGGTTCTCTACTCTGGCTGCTGCATTTACATTCTGGGAAACATTCTTTTGGGCTGACCGATTTACGGTCATGCTTTCACGTACAGAACGTGAAGCATCCAAGTTATTACAGAAGACCAAGTACGGCTACAAGATGATGCCTGCATGGATGCGCATGCGTGGACCAGACTTGCTTTCAGACAACCAGTTGAAGATGGTGTTTGCTAATGACTCCTCTATTGAGTCTTTGCCATCTGGCAATGACCCTGCTCGTGGTGAGTCTGTGTATCGAGTAATCATTGACGAAATGGCGTTCTTGCCCAACGCCGAAGAAGCATGGGCATCTATTGAACCTATTGCCGACGTTGGTGGTCGTGTTATTTGTTTGAGCACAGCCAATGGTGAGGGTAATATCTTTCATCAACTGTGGGTTGGTTCACAAACTGGCAACAACCGATTTACTGGTGTCTTTTTTCCGTGGTCTGCTGGAGACCGTGATGAAGACTGGTACGAGGCCAAGAAGCGTGACCTTCCAGACTGGCAGTTAGCACAGGAATATCCAGATAATGCTGAAGAAGCTTTTATCCGTTCTGGTCGTCCTGTATTTGACCTGGAATCCTTAAGAGATATTGAACCAGTAGAACCAGACCGTGGTTATTTAAAAAACCAAATGGGCAGGAATAACTACACATTTATCAATGATGGTGGAGCTTTAGCAATATATGAGTTTCCAGATATTGGGGAAACATATGTTATTGGCGCTGACGTTGCAGAAGGTCTAGGCCACGGTGACTATTCCTCAGCACATGTTATTTCTGCAAACACTGGATTGGTGGTTGCCCACTGGCACGGACATGTGGACGCAGATTTGTTTGGCGAGGAAATACTTCATGCAATTGGGTTTTTTTACAATTACGCATTGGTCGGGATTGAATCCAACAACCACGGTCTTACAACCATTAAGGGTCTACAAAGAACTGGATACAAGAACATTTACCGTTCTAGGAAGTTGGGTCAAAGAAACCCAACAATCACCGAGACGATGGGTTGGAGAACGACTTCGGTCTCCAAGCCATTGGCGATTGACGAACTAAATGCCTCGATAAGAGACCAGGCACTCTGGCTCTACGACTACAACACAATTGCAGAATTAAGAACATTTGTTCGTGAAGCAAACGGTAAGATGCACGGTTCACCGCATGATGACCGTGTTATGTCTTTAGCAATTACCAACCAGATGTTGAAATACGTTTGGCTTCCTGAATATAGGCATGATGCATCTCCGGTAAAGAACACTTTGGGTTGGTGGGAAAAGTTCATAATGAAGCCAGAAGTTGAAAAAGAAATGCACATTGGTGCATTTAATTCCAGAGAGTAACGAAGTATGTCTATAGTTATGAAAGAATTCCGATGTTTAGAGTGTCTAAATGTGTTTATGGACTCAGAATTGCCACGTCGTGGCTCTATCTGCTTTAAGTGCCATATTAAGTCAGTCCGTCTTGGATTTACTTACGGACAAGAAGATTTCCACGGCCCAACCGTAAAGGAACGGGCAGATGAGCAGGTTCGTGTAGCCAAAGAGGCCGGCATTACTGCCGAGCCAGTAGGTAGTCGTTGGGTTTGAGATGGAGATGGTCTGGGTTCCAATTATTGTCGCAATCATCTCAGGACCGCTCGTTGTGGTATTACAAAAACTTAGGAAAGAAAACACCAATCAACATGCTGAAGGACAAATCCTTCTTCGCATGGTTGGCACAAAAGTTGACAAAATAGCTAGCAAGCTTGACAACCATATTGGTTGGCATGAAGGTAAGAAGGAAGACTAATGGCACGAACTTCTAATCAGGAACTCATTACCAAATACCGTGGCAAGATAGAGCAATCACGACGTTGGCGTCGTGAAGAACGATACGACGACCTTTGGGGTCGCATGGTTGACATGTATCGTGGCAAACACTACAAGACACAAATGCCAGAAGACCGTTTGCTTGTCAACATGGCTTTTGCGACAATTAACGTTATTGCACCAAGCGTTTCTGTTAACTATCCAAAGATTGTTGTTAATGCAAAGAATGTCGAAGATGCACCAAAAGCGGTAATCACAGAAGAGATTGTGAACTATTGGTGGAGGCATTTTGAGTGCCAACGTGAGTTTCGTCGTTCAGTAAAAGACATGCTTATCTGCGGACATGGATGGTTGAAAACTGGTTATCGTTTTGTCGAAAAAGGTGTTGAAGATTATGACACTGCAGACGAAATGGCTACTGCTGAATCAATAACGGAATCTGAACTTATTATTACAGAAGACCGACCATTTGTTGAGCGTATTTCACCATTTGACGTTTTTGTAGATGCAGATGCAACATCAATGTCTGATGTTCGCTGGATTGCTCAACGCATTCGTCGCCCTTTGAAAGATGTGAAAAAGGACAAGCGTTATAACTCTGCTGCTCGAAACGAAGCATCACCATCACACTATTCAAAGTGGAGTGTTGATGAATGGCGTGGAAGTTTGCGACCACGACGTGGGGATAACCCAGATGATTCATATGTTGAAATTTGGGAATACTACGACATTGACCGTGACACTATTTCGGTATTCTGTGACGGTGGAGACAAGTTCTTGATTGCTCCAACCAAGATTCCATTTGCATTTGGTCATCCATTTGTAATGTTGCGAAACTATGACATTCCAGACCATTTCTACCCAATGGGTGAATTAGAGGCAATTGAACCATTGCAAATGGAATTGAACCAAACTCGTACACAAATGATGAATCATCGCAAGCGATTCTCACGCAAGTGGCTTTACCGTGAATCTTCTTTTGATGCAGATGGTCGTGCAGCTCTAGAATCCGATGAAGACAACGTACTTGTACCTGTTATTTCAGAAGACGGATTGAGCAACGCAGTTGTTCCAATGCCGGCAGTTATTAGTCCACCAGAGTTTTACAACCAGTCAGAATTGATTTCAAACGATATCAACCAGATATCTGGTGTTTCCGAATACATGCGTGGTGCTTTGCCAGAAATTAGGCGAACAGCAACCGAGGCTGGAATTGTTCAGGACGCAGCAAATGCTCGTGCATCAGACAAGCTTGCAGCAATCGAGCGTACTATTGCCGATTGTGGTCGAAGATTGGTGATGCTGGCACAGCAATATATGACTGGTGAACAAGCAATTCGTGTTGTTGGGGCAGGGGAAAAGCGAGCTTGGGTTCGCTTTGACCGTGACTACATTCAAGGTGAATTTGATTTTGAGGTAGAAGGTGGTTCTACTCAACCAACAAACGAATCTTTCCGTCGTCAATCTGCAATGCAGATTATGGATGCAATGGCTCCGTTTATTCAGAGTGGAATTATTAATATCCAGAAATTGGCAGAATACGTTTTGCAATACGGTTTTGGTGTAAAGCAACCATCAATGTTTATTGCTGCCCCTGAACCTCCTCCAGCGCCTGAGCCACCTGCTCCGCCGATGGAGCAAATGCCACCACAAGGCATGCCACCACAAGGTCTTCCACCAGAAGCAATGATGCAAGGGGGGCCACCTATGGGTGGACCACCACCAGGATTACCTCCTGAACTTGCACAACTTCCGCCTGAGTTGTTAATGCAACTCATGCAAGGTGGAGGAATGCAAGGTGGAATGCCGCCAGGTATGCCACCAGGCATGTAACGATAAATCCTTACATATAGAGCAACCCTTGGAGGACTCAAAGCAATGAGCGAAATAACTGGCAATGAAGTCGAGACTGAATCGGCCCCTTTAGAGGGACAACCGCAGGAAGTTGTAGATGTAGTTGAAAACCTTAGCGAAGCGGAAATTCAACTGCTTCCTGTTGACGAGTACGGTGACAAATATGTTTCCGTTCAGGTCAATGGTGAAGAAATAAAAGTTCCACTCAAAGAGGCGCTTTCTGGGTACCAGCGTCAGGCGGATTACACCCGCAAGACACAGGAACTTAGTGAGCAACGACGTCAAGTTCAATTTGGTACAGCCTTGCAGGAAGCCTTGCAAAGCAATCCCAAAGAGACTTTGGAACTACTGAGTAAGCATTACGGACTAAACGAGTCAACCCTTTCGGAAGAAGAGGAACTCCTGTTAGACCCGGTTGAAAAGCAGTACCGACAGTTGGAACAACGAGTCCAAGCTTTTGAACAACAAAAAGCGATGGAGGAGTTGGACAGGACTGTTGCGACGTTGCAGAGCCGATACGGTTCTGATTTTGATGCAAACGAAGTTGTATCAAAGGCTTTGGCCATTGGTTCAACAGATTTGGAAGCGGTTTACAAGCAGATGAAGTTTGACAGTATTTACGAAGACGCACAAGTTGTTCGTGGATTACGTGCTAAGAAAGCTCAGGAGACTGAGCAACTTACACAAGCCAAACGGAGTTCTGGTGTTGTAAGCAGTGGAACATCATCTGTCAGTGCCGATGTATCAGCAAAACCTATTACATCATTGCGAGACGCTTTTGAAGCCGCCAAACGGCAACTAAACGTCTAGCGTTCAATTAAGGAGAAATCAATATGCCATCGGCAAATAGTAACTTTGATAACTTGCTCACAACTACGCTTGCGAACTATCGCAGCCAGTTGACTGACAACGTTTTCACCGCACGCCCACTCACCTACCAACTCATGGACAAGGGTCGCATTCGTATGCTTAACGGCGGTACGAAGATTGTTGAACCTCTTATCTACGGCAAGAACTCAACTGTCGGTTCATATAGCGGATACGATTCGCTTGCTTTGACCCCGCAGGAAGGTATCTCGGCTGCTGAGTACGAATGGAAGCAGTATGCTGCATCCATTTCAATCAGCGGTATTGAAGAAGCCAAGAACAACGGTGAACAAGAAATCATCAACTTGCTCGAAGCCAAGATTATGCAGGCTGAAGAGTCAATGCGTGAGTCTTTCAACCAGATGTTCTTCGCTGACGGAACTGGCAACAGTTCAAAGGACTGGAACGGTCTTGGTAACTTGGTTGAATCCGGCAACACCGTTGGTGGAATCAACTCGTCAACTTCAGGCAACGAATTCTGGCGTTCGTACGAGGAAAACACCGCAACTGCGTTGACTCTTGCACAAATGGCAACTGCTTACAACACGACTTCGGTTGGTAATGACCACCCAGACGTCATTTTGAGCACCCAGACTTTGTTTGAGAAGTATGAAGCATTGCTTCAACCAAACCTTCGTTTCACGGACACTAAGACTGCAGATGCTGGATTCCAGAACCTGTTGTTCAAGGCTGCTCCGATTATGTACGACGTACATTGCACCGCTGGTGTTATGTACTTCCTCAACACGAAGTACCTCACACTTGTCGGCCACAGTGACAAGTGGTTTGCTCAGACGGACTTTGTCAAGCCAGAAGACACAGATGCTCGCTATGCGCTCATCATGTGCTACGGAAACCTCACCTGCCGCAACCGTGCGAAGCAGGGCAAACTCACGGCAAAGACCGCCTAAGACCACTAACCAATAAGGAGAAATCAAAATGCCATTAGTAGCAACTGACACAGCGGGTGCGGTAACACGCAAGCGTCTTGAAGCATGGGTAGCAAAAGAAGAAAAGGTAACTGTTGTTGCCGCTTCTGATGCTGCAACAACAATTACAGCAGCAACTCTTGCTGGTGCAGGTCGTGTGGTTTACACGATGACACCAACAGCAGCACGTACCTTGACCACACCAACTGGTGCGGAACTTGGTGCAGCATTCACCGACGAAGCAGTAGGGTCCTCATTTCAGGTCACTATTATTAACCTCGCTGGTGCAACGCATGCTGTGACTTTCACCGCCGGTGCATCTGGTGTAACAATTGTTGGTGGAGGTTCTGTTGCGGCAGCATCATCAGCAACATTTGTTGGTGTATTCACTGCAGCAGACACGGTATCTTTTTACCGAGAGTAAGTAATTGAATCTGGGGGGGTGGGCAGAAACCCACTCCCCTATTTCAAAAGGAGCAATAATGCCTTACAAGTATTCAATTCTTTCCAACCATGCGGATGCAACTCCTAAGGCTGGAACAAAGACTTCTAACTATCCTCCAAAAAAGGAAGGCAAGAAGCATGAGAAAACCGAATCAAAAGCAGAGCGTAAAGCAGAATATGGGAGTATGAGTTAACATGGCAAGCAAGAAGTCTGGTTATAACAAATCTGGTGGAAAAAAGAACGACCCAAATCGTGCAAAGTTTGTTGACAAGTATGTTAAACAAAACACGAAATCAGCTGACCGTCCTGCAACAAAGAAGCAAGCACGTAATGCTTACTATTTGACTTCTGTGGATGACAAAAAGGGTACTCGTGGGGCAAAGAGCACTGGTGCAAAAGCAAAGACACCTTCTGGTTTAATGTCAAGTGCTCGTGCAGATGGCAGGAAGCCTGGAACTCGTTCTGGTTCAATTTCTGGAACTCGTGCAGATGGCAATAAGCCAGGCGCACGTGTTCGTGGTATGGATAATGCTGGTCCGAATGTTCGTGCTGGTGTAGGTCGCAAAGCAACTTATCCTCCTAAGTCGGCCGGTATGGCTGGTGCAAGCAAGGAAAAGCGTGTTGCTGGAAAGCCAACACGAAACCCTTCAACAATTCGTGAAGGTGGTCCAAGTCAGTATTCCAACATGGATGCAGCAATAGAACTTGGTAGATACCTTATTGGAAGCAAGCCCGGAAAAGTTAAGGGTCGTGACATGCGTGCAAAAGAAGGTATGGGTTCAACTCGTGCAAAGACTTCAAGCAAGGCTCCACGTTCAAAGCCAAAGGCAACTGGTCGTCGAGACAAGAATCGTCGTACCTACTAATCATGGCTACTAAGAAGCAGAAACCTGCTGTAGCAAAACGTGTTGCTGACCGCAAAGCGTTTGTTAAAGACAAGGTTGCTTCAAAGGGTATTACTGCTAAGCAGGCTCGTCAGCGGTTTTATGTTCAGACTCGAATGGCTGAACTTAAGGCCGCTGGTAAGACTGTTACTCCTGAGATGCGTAAGCAGCTTCAGCAGAAGTTTCAGTCTGGCAATGTAAGTCGTCAGGGTTTTGCTGCACCAAAGAAGAAGACTGGTACAACTAAAAAGGTTGTTCCACTAAAGAGTGCTGTCAGGACTCCTAGTAGTTCATATATGGACCCGAAGAAACGACCTGCTGCTAAAATCCCTAATAGTTCATACATGAATCCAAAGAAGACTGGTAAATCTGCAGCGAATATTTCCTCAACTCGTACTGGTGTGAATGCTAATCATTCGCAACGTAGTGCCACACAGGTTATTCGAAATCAAGATGCTCTTTTGCCTAGAAGGACTAACCCATCAACTAGATATGCTCCGACCTATTCAATTGGGCAGTATGTTCGTCGTGCTGAAGCGTACACCCCAGGCAAAAAGGCAGTAGCAAAAAAGAAATAGGTAACAAATCGGGCTAGTTGTATATGAAAAACGCCGTACCTGCCCATTCTTACTACGGACAGCCAGTATTTGGTATCCGCCTAGCCCCGACAGCGGGAGCAAAGATTGCTGCTCCGTCTGCGCCCTATGTGGGTCGCAACCGCTGTATAGCCAATGAGGACTCTTGCGAGGGTCCGAAGGCACGGGGTACGGATTATTGCATTGGACATTTGAGGTCACAAGGACGGGCTAAATGAGTATTAGTTTGAACACTCTTCGCTCACAGGTTCGCACAATGGCTGACCTTGATGAAGTGGACTTGCCAAACACAATTGTTGACCAGTTTGCTCGTGAAGGCTTCCAACGCATTTATGCGCTGGAACGCCGCTGGCCATACCTACAAGAAACCTACACATTCAACACGGTTGTCAATCAACGAGAATACACCATTTCAACTATTGGTGACATTCGAGAAATCATTTCGGTTCTTGACACAAGTTCTTCTGGTGCACGTTTGACACTTATCCCTTACGACAATGCTGAAGAGATTTGGCTTGGCAATACCGATGTTCCATCACGACCTTATTTTTATTCGTTCTGGGACAAGAAGCTTCAACTGTGGGCGAAACCAGACGCTGTGTACCCAATGACGGTTCGTGCTTTTAGGAACCCTGTTTATACTTGGTTGTCAAATCCCGATGAAACCATCGACCTTGACGAATGGTTTCATGCTTTGCTTCCGTACTTTGTACTTGGAAGAGTTTACCAAAGGCAAGAAGATGCACAGTTGTCTCAAATGTATTTGAATTCATTTGAACAAGGTGTTGGTCTTGCACGTCGTGACTTGATGAAAGCATCAAGTGCACAGCCAGTTGTTATGTCTGGTGGTCGTCAGTATCCAACTATGCGTCGTTGGTTGCAGACGCTTGGGGCGACTATTGGCCAATGAGCAATGTATCCGTTGAACGCTACGACGACTTTACTGGTGGTCTGAATCTTAGGGCTGACCAATTCCAGTTAAAGCGTAATGAGTCACCCGACATGCTAAATGTCGAGGTTGACCCTCGTGGTGGTTTGTTTGCTCGTGGCGGTATGCGTGAAATAAATAGTACTGCTATTACGGGTACATGGGCTCCACACAAGTTGTATCCATTTGCTGGTGCAATACCATACTTGATGTTGGCTAACGGTACAAAAGTTTTGAAATCTACGGGTGGCAACTTTACTACTCTGCAATACTCTGCTGGCAATGATGTGGTCGCAACTGCTGCACATGGTGCCTGCATGACTACTTGGGGTAAGACTCTGTATATGACTACTGGTACTTCTGGTAGTGGTGGTTATTCTTGGGCAAGTACCGATACGTATGCGACTGCGTTGACTGCTTCTGGCACGAATCCTAAAGATTGGCAAACAACAGCAGATGCCTCCGCCCACAAGATGCCTACTGCGGAACATATTACGATTCATGCAAACAAAATGGTTGTTGCCAACACCATTGAAAATGGTGTGGCTTTTCCGAATCGTGTTCGTTGGTCTTTGGAATCAATTCCAGACAACTGGGACAAAGATGATTGTATTGATTTTGAGGGTGGTGGAGACGGCATAACGGCTTTAGCCGTTGTTGCCGGTCAGCTTGTTGTTTTCAAACCAACCGCAGTTTATGTTGTTTATGGATATGACTTTGCAGATTTTCAAGTTGTCCAGTTGTCACCACAACTTGGTGCATTGTTTCATGAACATGTTGCCGTAGCACCCGATGGTGTTTATTTCTTTTCACACCCACAGGGATTGTATTTTTACAACGGTACACAGTTGATTGACGTGTTTTCTAACTTGAAGTCAATGTATCCGGAAGGATTTATTAACTCTACTGAAGATGACCAAATACATATGTCGTACGCAAATGACCGTGTTTGGCTGGCAATGCCTTTTTCAAGAACTA